TAGCAGTAGCAGCGTCATCCTGCGCTTCTAATCCAAACATACGGTCAACGCGTGCTTCGAGTGTTTCACTCATTGTTACATCATTCCATTTGCTGTAGTGTTGCCTTGTTGAACCATGCTGAGTACCTCAGGCAAAGCCTCAGCTACAGGTACGCCTTTAGCAAGTATCTCACCAAGTGCGACCTTTGCTTGTGGCGGCAATGCGTCAATCATTGCAGCCAATTCTTCTAGTGCCATTCCACCACCACCTTGTGGCGGTGGTGCAGCACCAGTCGGTGAAGTCGGAGCAGTAGCTCCTTCACCACCACCACCAGCACCTTGTGTGCTATTCCCCCTCTGCATTGCAACTACAACTTCCTCCTTCATGCGTTCAAACGCATCCGCAGGGAGGTTAAGTTCGTCGAACGCTTCTTCGAGAATAGTAAGGATTGTCTCAATGACAACGCTAGGTGCAAACTGTGCCAGCTTACCAAGTATCTCAGACATTTCTAATGCCTGCTGCTTCTTACCAGCACTAGTGGGCTTCTGCGTAGAACCACCTACAGTCTGACACTGGAACATGTCACGCAGTTCCTCTGGCACACGTGGTTGCCAGTTCATCGAACGCTTAGCGCCGATCAATGCACGGACTGCATCAGCTTCCATGAACTGTGCACAAAGGTAGCCAATGTTGTACAGTACAATGCCTAACGCATCTTCGATAGCGTCGATCTTCTCATCTAAGCGTAATGCAGTACCACTGTTGTAGTTCTCAATCGCTTTGTTAGTCGTGTTCGTCTTGAACTGTACGTTACGCATAACGTCAGAGACACCACTGACACGATCAATGGACTGGAATGGGCGTTGCAGATCGAATAGCTGCATAGCCTTTAACATACTGTTAGGCTTCTCTACGATCATGTCACGCATGTTAGTACCTTCTGGTACTTCCACACCTACAGCGTTAGGTCCACCACCAGTAAGCCATGCAATGACGCTATCACGGTTAAACTTGTTGTTGTAAAGGATGTTCTCCTTCACGTCCTGCCTAGCACGACGGAATTCATCGTGTATCTCATTGATAGCATCTTGCTGATCTAGGTAGTACGTGACGTTACTAGGAGCTAATGCACCTACGACAGTAGTGTTGAACACTAATGCCGTGAGTGGAAAGAACCCAGGCAGCATGTACGGATCATTCTCTGCCCAAATAGGCCAGTCCCAACGGTTATCAGTGTACAAGTACACTCGCCGTGTAATACGATCCCAGATGCGCCAGCACATGGTGCGCTGTGCTTTCTCTAGCTGCGCTTTACTCTCGTAACCGTACTGATGAGCAGACGCATCTGTCTCGAACAGCTTAAAGTTCTTAATGTCATCATCACCTGATGCGTCACCTAGCAGCACATGCGTAGGCTCGTACAAGGACATGACTTGTCCATCTTCACCCTTCTTACCATACCGTGCATTCAGGTACGCAGTGGGGTAAATCTCACGAATAGCCATCCATTTCGCATCACTGTAATCTGGCATCGACGCATCCGCATCGACGAGTACATCCTGTGGCGTACGATACTTGACAAACGGTCCTGGTGGCGTAAGAACATCTAATTCTTCCTCCAATGCGAGTAGCTGTCCTTCTACTTCACGGATAGTCTTAGTGTCTTTAGCATCGGCTAGTTCAGTCGATAGACGTTGAATGTCATCCTGCGCAGCAAGGATGGATTGCTGACGTAGAGTGTAACCGTATTCCATCCAACCGAGGTTGCACAGCTCAGCAGCTAGTACAGCCTGCTTAGCATGTATCTTCAAATTCAGCCCAGGTGCGTGCTTACGTCCTGCGAGAGCATTGACTACATCTTCTACCTGCTGTACGAAGTCCTTCATGTCCTCATTAGGAGTGGTAAACTCTGCTTGAGGGTTCTTCGCATACAATGCAGGCATCATTGCACGCACATTGGCGTAGACAATGTTCTCTGTCTCAGACCACTTGTTGTTACGACGCTTAGAGTAGTATCTGTTACCACTCATACTATCGCGACCTTCACGGTGCTCTAGCTGATTGTTATTGTAATAACGGATAGCCTCGTCCCATGCTTCCTCATGCACTTTACGTGCTGATCTAGCAGCGGCGATACGCCCCTTCCATAACTTACCATGCTCACGACTGACAGGTACTTTGCTGTTCTCATCAATGCGATACATTGGTGCGCCAGCATCCACAGGTGCGAGCGGAGCCTCTGCATCTAATGCACGTTCAATCGGAGCAGGCAGTGTATCGCTCATTTCATTAAGCTTCCTAGATAATCAACTGCATTGTTGTCAATGAGGTATTGTTGTACGCGCTTAGGATCATCTTCGTTTGGGTCTACACCAAACTGCTGCATGTAATTTTCCATCCACGCAGTGGGATGGTTCTTTGCTTTCAGCATTGTCCCGTTGTCTGTCGAGCTTGGCCAGTGATACTTTCCACCATCAGGTGCATAAGCACTAGGCCGTAGTCCTGACAGCACTGCTGTCTTATAGTCGTAGTCTGATCCTTCAATCTGCGGGTCTTCACCGTACTGCTGACGGAACTCATTTCGCCATGCACGTATGTCGGGATCAAACTGCCATAGCATGTCGAAGCTGCTCATCGCATGTACCTATGTGATCTGTTATCTACAGTAGCTGCTTCCATCTCATTCCACATGCGGAGCTTAGGAGGCAGTGGCCTTCTAGTAGTCGTTACTAATGTACCCGGCTGTGGCGTGTCAGTCAACATATACTTTAAAGCATCCATGGCATGGTTGTTCATGTCCACTGGCATGTCAATAGCAGTGTCATCCTTACCACGCTTCCATCGCCATGTAGACATCTCATCATGGAACCATGTGAGCTTATCACTGACAAACAGTGATGGACAACCGTAACCATGTGTGAATGGATTGAGTACAGTCTCACGGATGTGTAAGTGTTGCTTCACCTTAATGATGCCATTGAGAATGGCATTGTTGCCTCTACGCATACGAATGCCATTGTCTACAAACATTGCAGCTGTAGTCTGTCCTGTAACCTGTCCCGCGTTAGTACGACGGAAGATAGCTGGATCAGCTAACACTTCTGGCTCAGTGTCACGGACGATAAGCTCAGGACCAGCTAACTCCGCACGGAGTGTGTTGATTGCATCAGCCTGCGCACCAATGCCCATGTCACGTTCATAGAACCCACCTACAACGTAGGTAATGCCAAGAGCATCTACTAACGCAAGTAAGTAACATGACGGAGCAGTGATGCCTAAGTCATAGCCTTCAATGATCGTTAGACGGTAGCCCTGCTGACGTAGATCAGCAATGTGTCGTACGAGTGTATCATGTGCAATGATATGCACAGCTTCATCGAACTCGTCATAGACGACACCATCGAATGCTACCCACTTACCTAGTAGGTAACGGTCACGCATCTTACCGCGGTATGTTGCTTCTAGCGTCTTAATGTAATCTGCTTCGAGGTTCTGTGCATTCTCATACGTGGATGCCTCAAAGACTTCCACTAGTGGAATAGGCTGACCGTTCACTAGAACAGGTCTACCATCATTGTCTACTTCACAGATCAGATCAGGATTGAACCGTCCTGCACGTAAGTCATGCAATGGCTTCACTAGACGTTTGTACACCCAACCGAGGGTAGGGTTACATGTCAATGACATGTACCGTGGACCAGTCAACGGCATGGTATCATCGTCACCAGCGTATGCTGCATTACCACGTAGACGACCTAGTAACTGCTCAAAGTCATGCTCTGTAATCTCAGGGTCTTCGATCTGATCTATGCCTACATAGTCATAGTTAGCAGATAGCAAGTTGCTAGTAGACTCTCCGTCTGCGCCACCACGCTGTTCAATGTACCTGAAGTCAATGATTGTATCATTGCGTAGTACACAAGTATTGTCCTGTTTGTTAAAGGACTTGATCCATGAACTAGGGCACCACTTGAAGAACTCTCTACGGAGAGTGCTGTTTAACTTAGGATAAGATGCGCGACCGAGCATCATAGATGCACCAGGGTAATCACGTGCGATGCGTAGTGCGTCAGCTACTAAGGCAGTGGTCTTGCCATTAGCAAAACCACCACCGTAGAGACGTATCTTCTTACGACTGAGGTGGAATGCCTCAGCCGCACTACCTGCGATCAGCTTGTAAGTGTTACTCATTGATTATGCTTAGCAGCATCAATGAGCAACTCTGTCTTGTGTGTGGAACCTGACGATGATCCTACCCAGTAGCTAACTATCTGACCAGCCATAGATACCAGTGATCCAAGGATTACGTTCAGTATCGCTTCAGAACCTTTCGGTGCTTCCTGTGTGAACGTAAGGATCAGTGCTAAGCCAAAGGCGCATAGCACTACAATAGAGATGTAAACAGGTGCCATGCTTCTATCACTCACATTCTCTCCTATACATCCGTTGCGGCGACGAATTGTTTGTCAGGCGCGGCTTTGACCGCCGCATAAATGGCGGCCTTGGTCAATCCGTCCGCCGCATCAGCGTCTGCCATGGACAGATACACGGTCTTCCGGACGTTCGGCAGCGGGTCCTTCCCTGCATCACGGGCTGCCGCTGACAGCCACCCATCCAACAGGATAGTCACCTGCGCCCCGCCCGTCGTCGGGAACTCCACGCCGACGTTACGAACGCGCCAATAGCTGGCAATCTGCCCGCTGTTGTCGATCTCTTGCTCCAGTGATAACGCCATATTAACCTCCTGTTAAGCGGATACAACGCCCAACTGCGCGCTGATCCAAGTGTTAGCCGCTACGAACTCATACTCGCACCGCAACGCATTCGTGAGCGTCACGCCGGTGGCACCCGCCACCCCGTCAATCGTTTCCGATGCGCTCGCGTAGACTTTCACCGGACTGGCGCCGGCGTGGAAAATTCGGATACGCATTCCGACAACGCCGACCGGCAAGATCACGCCGGTTGAAGCTGCTACAGTTGTGAGGCGATCCC